TGTAAACCGTACCGCTTGTCAGATAACACGGGCTGTTATTCTTTGGTTCGCTGTCGAACGGCATTGAATCGAGCTTTCGGGCAATACTCTTGTCTGTTTTATCAAGCCTTGCTCCAAGCGAATTTTGACCGCCTCTTGCTGTGGCAATCTCTCGGCTGATTTCGACAAAACTGCCAGCACTTTCGTTGTTTATCTTGCTGTTTTCGGCGAGGCTCGGAGTTACCATGACTTTTAAGGTCAGCGGAGTGTTTAATACCTGCGTTTCACCGTTTGCAATCTTAATTTCGATTGCCAGGAAACCCGACATAGACTTGAAATCTTCGAGCGGAACAGTAATAACATCTGCCGTGCTGTTCAGTGTGCAAGCGACTGAATCTGAGATTAAATATCCATCAGTTGCAAAGGTTGCAGTTACTGTGCAATCTGCAAAGGTCAATTTTTCACCGCTTGCCGTTAAAGTAACATCAAGATAGCGTGTTGCTTTATCGTTGACATTGACAACACCAACAACATTCGGTGCGTTGCGGTCATTTACATCAATTGTAATTGATTTATGTTTCATACTAATTGCCATTATCTTTTAAACCTCCTTTGGATTTTCAGCAAATCAGACATTGACATACTTAAGTCACCGATTGTAATTTCTTTGTATTTTTGGGACACGCTATCGTAAACAGTTTTTGAAATTCTTCGGCTAAGATTCGTGCCGTCCGGCATTACGACCGTCACTTCATCATAAAGTTTGATTGCGTGCATTTTAGTGAGCTCGTTTTCAAGAGTTACCCTTATACTCAGGGTTTCCGATGTTTGTTCCGTCGAATAGTTATAATCAGCAACTGCATTACGCAAGGCATCTCTGACTTCTTCGTAGTTTTCGCCAGTGCTGGGATTTAACGTGTATTTCTTGATTTTACTTGTGCAGTCGTATAAATATGTGTTTTTAATACTCCGTTTTAAACCTGTTTCATATGGGTCAGGACTTGACACGACGACTTCTTTATTATTCGTAGTGTTGCATCGTGCGTAAGGCATAATATGTGTATAGTAATTGCCGATTTCAGCAGTCTGCTTATAATCTGACACATTAGCGCCGAAAGCTATACGATAGCCACTTTTCGCACCTGCTGTACTGATTTTGTTAAAATAAATGTCAAAATTATTAAAATACAGAACACCGTCAAACTGATTTATTAATCCTTCGTCATCGTCTTTGAAAAGGTCCTCAAACTTTACCGCCTGTGAATAGCCTAAGTAAATTCTTTTCTTTGCTGTGATTGATGAGCTGAAACTAAACCACTTATAGGGAGCCTCCGTAAACCACATATGCAGAGGTTCTCCTACTTGGCTATAATCTCGCATAAAGTGGTCAATGAGTTCTTTCGGCGTGCCATACATCGATCCGTCCATTGCACGAGGAATTGTTCCGTTTTGAAAGAACATTCTTGACACATGTTCGCCCGACACGGTTAAATCACCGTTTTTATCGACTTCTATTTTTGTGACATAAAAATACTGTGGCTCGGATACATTATTTACTTTCGCTTTGACATATGAAGTTATTTTTATTTTTGACGCGAGCTTATCTGTGCTTTTTATTTTCGCACTAAAGCTGTATGTGCCATTTTGCTCCATTGTCACCAAGAACTCGGTGCATTCAGTCAAAAAACCGAAACCGTTAGAATCAAACAATGGTGTTGGATTCTTGTAATAGTCAGCGATGTTATACAGAATAGGATACATCACAATCTCCTCCAGTTCGGCTTAATTTCAATGTCAGTAAACGCATTTGCGCTTTTTCCTGAGAGTTTTATTTTATTCCAACCGGGCAAAATCTTTGGAAACTCTGTACAACTTATGCAATTGTTCGCCAAGCTCGTGCCATTATTGAAAGAAGCGGACTGCTGTTCGGAATCAAGTTCAATATAATCCTTATCCGATGATGTTTTAACCGTTAAAGTTTGATTATCATTAACCGTCAGCGTCAACGGATTAACTTTTGTGTCTTTATTGATAATCTTGATGAAAGGCTCGGCGGTGTAATTTTCAGGGTTGTAAATTTTGATTTCTGCGTTTTGTGTTGAGGTCAATTTTGGTCGGATAATCTCCTGCCCTAAATCGCTATACCAAAACGGCACTCGGCTGAAATTTATTGTTGTTGACAAGCAAAGTGGGGCAACCTCTTCTATTGGCTCAACCCCTGTGCAAATCGCTTTTGTATAATAACCGGGGTTATATGAATCCCTAAAGATTTTATACTCGCCGTCCCAAACGGTAAGCCATTCGGCGAGTGCTCTTACAAGCTCTGCGTTATTTTCGTTTGGTACGATGTACGGGTAGCTGTTGACTTCAAGCTGCATTTCAACATTGTCAAAAACACCGTTATCGGAAATCACTCCGCCGTTTTTTCCATAAACAGAGATAAAATCAAAATTACGCTTTGCAATTTGATATTTAGGAGGTGTAGCTATAAAAAAGCCCAATGTTCGTAAATCAGTACCGTTGTATGTAAAACTATGCCTCATCTTTAACCTCCCCACTTCGACGCTTCACCATCAAGGGTTTCAACAATTGCAGCGGAAACACGACGGTTAAAATCATCAACATCCATGTCATTATTAATTACCACATCCCCAGCGAGCTTAATTTCAATCGTAGGTGAATTTGTAACAATTTTCGACATCTGACCATTTACCGCTGCGTTTTGACTTTGGGTGCGAATGTCCGCGAATTTATTGTTAATCGATCCGATTGGATCACCTTCAACTGCTGACAGGGCTCTCGAAGTTAAAGACCTTACTGTTTTTTGCGTTTCAGCAATTTCATCGGCGATTCCAAGACGATAACCCTCACCGAAGTAAGCTCCAAGTTTTCTCGTCTTTTTTGATGGTGAGTGTGAATCCTGTGCATTTGCAAGAGAAATAAGACCTGTTTCGGCAAGTTCTCTTGCCTGCCTGTTCGTTTCCGCATGGAGACTTCCTGTAGGTCCGCCCTCGCTCAAGCCTTTAATGTAGCCCTGAGTAAAATCCTTACCTTTTTGATAGCCTTTGCCGTAACTCCCTGAAAGACTGTTTTCGGCTTTGCTGAGAACCTTTTTGCCTGATTTATCAACTTTATCAAGGGCGTCTTCGTTTTTCATGCCGTCACTTACGCCCTCTGTGCCGTTTTTACCGGCGGTTTCGCCGTTGCCTTCAAGTTTGTTGAGTTCACCGGTTGCCTTATTTACAAGCTCTCTTGCGTTATCAACCATTTTTTGAGTAACACCCGGCTGATTTTCGTCCATTGCGGTTTTCAAAAGTTCGTAGTTTGCGGTAAAGTTTGCAAGCTGGTTTTCGAGGCTTTCTCTTGAACCTGTTTCGGCATCAATAAAACCGTTTTTGATTTTCTGCTGTTGTGCGTTGATTTCGTCAGCTTTACCCGTGGCGATTGCGGCAACCGTGCCGTACATATCGGTGTACTTAGCAAGCTCGATTTCTGCTCTTTCCTGCAATTCTTCGGCTTCTTCAACTTGGTCTTTGGTAACACCTTCAACACCGTCTTTGTATGCTGTCCTTAAATTCTCGGCATTTGTCTTAAAATCATTGACTTGCTGTTCGAGAGTTTCTTTATTACCTGTTGTGTAAGTAATAATATTATTCATCAAATCAGACATTGCGGCATCAATTTCTTTGGTGTTGCCCTTTGCGTTCGCCGCTGTTAGATTTTCAACATTTTGTATTGTGGTGTTGTAATTTACAATCTTTCGCTGATACTCGTTATATTTGCTTTCAAGTTCTTTAAGAGTTTTTTCTTTCTCCTCAAGGTTGTCTTTAGCTTTTTGACTTTCGGCACCATATGCCGCACCAAATGATGATAAAGCACGCTCGTTTTTAGCTATATTCTGCTTATTTTGTGCGTCTTTAAGGTATTTTTGATAATCGGTTTGCGAGATTTTTCCATTCTCAAATGCCCACCCCGCAATTTTGATTATTTTTTTGTTTCTGTCAAGTCCTTCTGTATTATATTTTTGTGCGGTTTCCGCTGCACTGTCGCGCTCTTCTTGTGCCTTTTTCTTTTTGGCATAAGCATTTATTGCGTCAGTTTTCGCTCCTGCAAGACCTGATACAGCAGTCTGATAAGCATCTTCTGTAGCTGATAACATAGCAAGGGCTTTCTTTGATTCAAGTGCATCATCAATTGAGCCTTTAAGGTCTTTATAGGACTGAATAACATTGCCGTTCCAAGTGATTTCATCACCTGTAACTTTGCTCAGCTCATTTGTGATAAATTTAGCCCTGTCTTCATAGCCTTTTTTTACTTCGCCGTTCTTGTCAACAATGCCTTGTAATTCGATCCACAAATTGTCATAATATTGAAATTCACTTTCAACCTCTGACGCCGCATCTTTCTTACTTTGCACATATTCATCGTTGGCATCTTTAAGCTCTTTGATTTCTTCTTTTGCTTTTTCCTGAGCTTCGTTAAGCTTGTCCTGTGATTCTTTGGTTTCATCGTTCGCACTTGCGATTGACCACAAGGAACCTACAAGCGTAGCCGCTAAGCCTACGATGATTCCGATTGCGTTTGATTTCTGTGCGAGGTTAAGACCTTCCTGTGCGATTTTGGCAGTCTCTGTAGCAGTTCTGAGACTTTTATATGCGCCTATAAGGCTTTGTACACCGCTTACAACAGCGGTTGTTTTTCTGCCTACCCAAATGCCACCTACAAGAGAGCCGACAACTTTTAATGTAGGGATAATATCGTCAGTATGGTTTTCAACAAATTTACAAAGTTTCTTAACCTCAGGAAACAATGATTTTCCTATCGGGTTAATAATGTCAGTCTGTACGGTTCTACCAAGACTTTCCCAATCAGCTTCAACATCGTCATATTTGATGTCTTTGATTTTTTTCATCGTGTTTTTGGTCTTGTCAGCAGAGCCATTAACCTTCATCAAAGCTTTTACGCCGTCAACACCCAGATCTTCCCACATTGTGCCAAACAAGTCAACGCCTGCTTGATTTTGCTTGACTTTATCATCCATCTCAAAAAGAGCGTTTAAGACTTCCGATGTTGCCGATTTTGCACTATCACCGCCTTTTGCAAATCTTTTCTGCAAGTCCTCAATACTACATTTTGCACCCTTGCCCGCTGATTCAAGGCTTGACAACTTTTCTTTTGCGGTTTTTAACGCCTCGGAGTATTCGGCAATTTTGTCAGCGTTTTTTTGCTTTGTCAATTCGCTTGTTGAGCTGTTAAAACCTTTTTGCTCCTCTTTCGCATAGTAAAGATTTTTTTCGAGCTTTGCGACTTCATCTTTGGCTTTTTGAATGTCCTCAGCTGAGGCTTTTGCGCCGTAGCCAAGAAGAGTAAATCCCTCCTGCGTACTCGAGTTTGTATCTTTAGAACGGATTCCAAACTCTTTCATGGCATCGCCAAGCTTGTCAATACTGAAAGTACCTGCTTTAGAGCCATTTTCAAGCGAATTAAAAAACTCGTTTGCGTCATAGCCGAGTTGCTTGTAATGTACGGAGTATTCATTGATTGTATCAAGCAAATCGCCGTTTTTATTAAGGCCTTTTTGACTGCCCTGCGCAATGAGATTAAAAGCATCTTCGCCTGTTATGCCAAACTGCTCCATAAGCATGTTGACCGCTCTCAAGGTTTCAACAAAATCGTAATCGTATGTATCTCTCAATGTAAAGAGATTTTCGGTCATATCTTTAAGCTTACTTGGATTGGTCTCGTTCGTTGTCTGCTTAATTAAAGCAAGGACATTTGCAACTTCTTCCTGAGATTCGCCGAAATTCCCCTTGTAAACATCTTCAAGGACATCTTTGTATTTTGTCATCTCCTCGGCGGTCAAGCCTGCTTGTGCCTGCAAAGAATTGAGAGCCTTTTGTTCCCCGTTTGCGCTTACAATTGCGCCTGTAACAGCTCCGCCAATTGCCGTTGCTGTAGCAGTAGCTTCTTTTAAGGCATCACCGACGGCGGATTTAAGATTATCGGCAGATGATTTAACACCGTCCATTTCCTTTTTGATTTTTGACAAATCGGTGTTGTTGGACTTCGTTTCAAGCCCCTTAAAACTATCGCCTGCTTTATCAACGCTTGTTTCAGTTTTTGACATTTCAGTCCGTGCTGATTCGAGGTTTATTGCATTTGCTTTTTCCTCGGTTTCCGCAAGCTGTTTAGTGAAAGTTTCAAGTTTGCTTTTCGCTTTTTCAACTTCACGCTGATAAGCTCTGTACTGTTCGGTTGAGATTTCGCCGTTTTTGGCCTGTTCTTCGACCTGATCCTGCACATCAAGTAACTTTTTAAGAGCAGACTGACTTTTATCAATCTGCTCTCTCAATACTTCTTGTTTTTGAGCGAGCAGAACGGTGTTTTCAGGGTCGAAATTCAGTTGTCTGTTAATAGCGGACAGTTCTTTCTGCAAGCTCGAGGATGAGGACTGCACAGCTTTTAAAGATTTCTGCAAGTCCATTGTGTCGCCTGCAATCTTAACTGTAATGCCTTTAATCGTAGATGCCATATCTGTCCTCCAATTTCCTATATCGGTTCATAAACTCGCTGTACTGCTCTTCCGAGATTTCTTTACTTTCAAATCTTTCTGTCACGAAAGGCAATACAGATTTCATTTTCCGATATTTTTCTTCATCTTCGTGGATATTCTTATTGTTTCGTAATGCAAAATAGGCTTCTACATAATCAAGCACAAAACCTATTGTAAATCTTTGTAGGTCAGCGACAGTCAGACCACACCTGACGGCATAAGATAAGACCTCTTTCGCCGTCAGGAAAGTTTTAAATCCGTTTAGGTCGCTGTCGCTGTCGCTTTTGGGCTGTCGCTTTTAAGGCTGTCAACGATGAGTTTGATAATTGTGTCGGTCGCTGAAATAGCGTCCTTAATGCTGATTTCTTTCGCCCAAGCCTTAAAGTTGGGAATTGTATCGTCTGCCGTTTTTACCGCTGCCCATAAAAGTTTTACAGCAGAGCCAAATTTAACATCATTGAGGTTCTTAACGAGAATACGGTCGGCATCACGCAGAAAGCTGTGACCTTTGAATGTGTCCTCGTAGATGAGCATCGTGTATGCTGTAACCTCAACCTCAACATCTGTGCCGTTAATAACAACTGTATCTTTCATTAGCTCTTAGCCGCCTTTGTAGTGCCTGATGAGGCCTGATCTGTAGGAACTGCCGATTTTGTAGCCTTTACAGTCTTTACAGTAGGAGTTACAACATTTTCCGGCAGAGTGTCGGCATAAGATGTATAGCGAACAAAATCATTGTCAGGGCGTGGTTTTGACGTGATTGTAAATGTTGGGAACTGTGGATCAAAGTTACCTTCTGATGTTTTGTCGTTTCTGCTTGCTCTTGCAGCTACGCAGTCAAAATATGTGTCAATCTCGTAAAGCTTGTCACCTTTGTATGTTTCCTTGGCAACAAGAAGAGCGAATCTCGGCATCACTTTGATACCGCCCTTTTCGATGATACCGCCCTCAGTTGCTTCATCGTTGCCGAACCAATCTTTTTCGATGTCGTCGACTGCTGAAATAAGCTCAAGACTGATTGTATAACCGCCGTTTGCACTCGCTACAATAATAGGCAAGCCGTCAGCGTAGATTGTGTTTGAATCGCCAATAGGCTCTGCACCGATACTTCTTCCGCCCGCCTCATCGGATTTAAACCAAATCGGTGTTCCGTATGTGATTTCGCCTGTGCTGCCTTCTGTCAGCACAGCATAACCAACTTTTCTGATCGTTTTATTCATAAAATAAACACTCCTTATGTTTTTAGATTCTTTTAATTCCGCTCATATCGCCGCCGCCCATAGCTTCCGATGATTTAATGAGCTTTTTTATTCCGGCTTCAAATTCGCCGTGAATTTTCTCTGTAGCCGGAGCAATATGCACCTTCGGCTGTATCGTTCCGCCTTTTTTACCTCTCTTTTTACGAGTTTTTTCAAGAAGGTGTGTAAGCCGATACTCAGGTTTAGCGGCATAAACCGTTTTTTCATAAAATCGAAATGTTTCGTTTGTGACCTTTATCCTAAAGGATTTGCGATATTTTTTTCTTCTGCCGACAGGTGCATTTTTCTTGATTTCGTTTTTGAGCTCTTCGGATTTTTCATCGACCAATAGTCGGACACCCATTTGCACATCAGCCGAATAGGTTGACAGCTCTTTCGATAGGGTATCGCCAAGGCGGTCGATGCCGACTTTTTTGTAATCACTCATCAAAAGTCACGCCCAAATTGTAATAGCTTACACAAAGTTTATTCGTTGTGTCCCACGCTCGGTTCGGCTTTTTCCAACCTAAGCCGTTTTCGTTGAGCCACTCCTCAAACTTCGTCTCGCTCTTGTGGTCATCTCTTGCGGTGTAGAGTTCTATGATGATTTTTGCATTTTTCCAAAGCAATTCACCGTCTGCGTAAATTCCTGTTTCTTCATCTTTGAAGTAGACAAGATATGGGGGAGGAGTTGATTTGTTGTAATCCGCCTCAACGCATTTAATGCCACACGATTTAATGAGTTCGACAAATTCGTCGTAATTCTTAAAAAACATCTGCACCACCCTCATACAGTCCCCTCTGTGACAGGCTCACAATTGAGCAAGGGGGATTTTTGCTTTTATCGTGCTGAATTTGTTCAATCTTGAACCGTGTGCCGTCAATGATGACCGCCATATCCGTTCGCAAGTTTTCGTCCTTGTGAATATGTAGGACCTTTGACAGTTCAATATCATTCTGCTTTGCACCATAAAAACGAGTTACTCCGATTTTTTCATTGCCAAAACGATATTTTTTCAGGCTGTCGGCGATGATGTCGTCGTTTTCATCCGTTTCATAGATTTTCGCAACACCGTCATTAAAGGTTAAAAAATCTATGTTATTCTTCAGTATCATACATTCGCACCTCATATTCCTGCCTTAATTTCAGAATTTCGCTTTCAAAATTATGGTCGAACATTTCAACAGCGTTCGAGTATGCATAACGGCAGTAATCAAACAGCAGACTTCTTGCCCTTGTCGGTCGGTCAAAATCCTCATCAGTAAGTAGAGGGTTGTAATCGCGGAGGTGCTGTTTTCCATTGGCTATAATTAACTCAACTTTTGACTTTGTGCCTTCATCTGTTTCGATGTGCTCACGGTCAAAATCGAGCATATTAACTACATCGTTCACAATTCCCATTGTTCAACACCTCCGTGATAAATTAAACTGTTGTTGCCTGATTGAGAGTTACCTTAATTTCAGCAGGGTTGAGCGCCGAAATGTCGAGCTTGATAAAATCGTTTGTGTGGAGCGAAAAACCTGTTGCATAAGCCTTAATAAGATAAACTCTGTTATCCTCAATAAACTGATACTGGTCAGAGTAATCAAGCTTACCTTCCTTACCTGTTGAGAGGCAGGCTTTATATCTTGAAAGCTGACCGATTACAGCAGTACCTTCTGTAACCATTTCTGACGGATAAACATTCGTCGGGAAGGGGAAGAGGTTGTTTTTGTATGAGCCGTCGGTTGCAAGCACCGTAGTCGCAGGAATAATCTTTGTGAGATAATCCACAGGATTTACGATGAGGTCAACCGATGTAATGTTGTTTGTCTTGCCACCCTTGCCTTTTGCAAGCTTTGCGACAACATCCATATACGACTTCACATCAAGGCTTGTGAGTTTTGTTGCTGTTTTTTCAGTGTACGCACCTGCCTTTACAGCCCCCTCGGGGTCTTTAAGCATACCGATAGGTTTGCCGTTACCGTTGCCGTTGATAAAACCGTCCTCGAGGGCATATGCGAGAGCGTCCGCAAGGATTCTGCGAACATATGCGTCAATGTATGTAGCACCGAGGTCAAGCATATCCTTCGGAACAGGAACGAAGGCGCTTACTTTTGATGTTGAGAAATCTTTTTCCTGGATTGTGCCGGCAAGCTCCTGTGTGATTTTTGAGCTTAAAGCGCCCCAAGCGGCAAGCTGTTTTGTGTCTGTGGCAAAAATCGCCTTAACAGAGCCGTATGTGTTTTCGATGCCAATTGCATCAAGCAGCGGATGATTGTTTGTAATGTCCTCAAGCACGGTGTCAAGAATCGTCTGAGGAATTGTAACATCAAGACCTGTGAGTGCCTGCTTAACATCAGCAGATTTTGCCGCTGTGACAAAATTGTTGTAAAACTTCTGTTCTGCGCTTGTAAGCTGTCTGAATCCTCTCTTGGCAAGGATTGTGTTGTCGGCGGTTTCGCCGATTTCCTGAGCAACGGAAATAATGGACTGCTGAATACTGTCAGCATAGGCATTGAGAGCCTCGGTCATTTTTGCTTCATCTTTGGTATCAATGGCAGTTTTCAAGTTCTGCGCAAACTTAGCTTTCGCGTTCTTAATCGCGTCAAGATTCTTCATTTTTTAAATCTCCTTTATAAATAATTTTTGTTTTTGAAGTATTCTTCAATAAAGCCAAAGCTATCCTTTTCTTCGGGATTTTTCAGCTTGGGCTCAGGTGGTGTCTGCTGGTCAGGCTTTGTTCCGAGCATTTTTGCAAGTTCTGCCGCTGCCTGTTTTGCTTTTGGATTCTTCTTTTGCTGTGCATCTTCAACAATCTCTTTTGATTCGGTTAAGTCAACCGGATCAAGAATTTCGTCACACAAGCCGATGTCAAAAGCTTCCTGCGCAGTCAGAAACGTTTCTGCGTTGAGAAGCGGCTCGAGGGTTTCCCTCGTGAGCTTATCGCCTGCATGCACAAGATAAGAATTTGTGCTTGCTTCGCTGATTTTGTCGAGCTGGGTTGCAAATTCTCTGTGTTCCTTCGCATTGCCGTAACAACCGCCGATTGCATGATGAATCATCATTGTTGTGTTTGACGGCATTACAATCTTGTCAGCCGCCATTGTGACAACAGAGGCAATTGAATAAGCCATACCGTCAATGTATGCAGTGACCGGCACACTCTGCCTTTTTAGCAGATTGTAAATTGACACGCCCTCATCAACATAACCGCCGATTGAGTTAATGTAGATTTCAATGCCTTCAATTTCGCCTGCTTTTTCAATCGCCTTACGAATGTATTCAGCGCTTGTCTTGGATTCTACGAGGTCGCCCAAAATATTCAAGTAGCTCGGCTCAATTTCACCGTAAAGATATATCTGCAAGACACTCTGATTTTCGGCAATCTGCTTGATGTTGTAATTTCTACTTTTCATTTATTTATTCACCACCCTTCAAAGCATTTGCTATTGTTTGGTAATTCTTAGTAATGTAATATGTATGCGCCCAAGCCTCCGAGCAAGGGAGCATATTGCAATATTTTTGAGCCTGTGCAGGTGTCAGCACACCGCTGGCAATTGACTTATCAAGATTATTTGCCTGACTGATTGCGTCAATGTGTCTGACTGTCGTTGTGTCAATTAAGAGATAATTGCCTTTGTTAAATTCGGTGCTACCGAATCTCTTTTTGGTGATTTCCTGCTCAAACATATTTGCAATCGGATCAATTGCATTTCCAATAGCACAATCCATAGCGTCCGAGAGTTGAGAGGCTTCACCGCTTAAAATTGCCGGCGGAATATGCAAAGCGTTTCCAACCACCGTGTATGCCTCGGTTTTCAACTTTTGAATGTCGTTAATCTCGCTGTTTGTAGTCTTTCCTGCATCGGTTGATGGCTCGGTGTAGTGCATGCCTTTGTAAAGAGGCATAACAGCGTTTTTGTTTGCGTAAAACGCTTTAAACTGCTTTGCCAAAACTTTGTTGTAAGTTTCAGCGAAGTTTTCGTCGCCGAAGCTGTAATTATCCATCTCTAAGATGCCTTTGTGACCGACCGCTTTATTATATCTTTCCTGAGCCGATAGCATTAATTGCTCATATGTATTGCACATATCGGCCAATAAGCCGTTAAGAGCAAAGTTGTTATATCTGAGGTAAATTACCTCACTTTCAGGAAAAATGCGCTGATATGTAAAATTTCGGCAAGTAACGCCGTTGAATGTGTCGTCAATCAAAGCGTGTTCCGTTCTCGAAAAGCTATCAGCAATCATAAGCTGATTATCGGCAGTTTCAACAATTAAAAGCTCGTTGTCAAAAATCAATTTCGCAACAGCCTGCGTAAAAAACTCAATTTTGGTTTGATGCTTATTTGGCGAATAGTTCCACAGATAGTATTCAGCTTTGCGACTTTCTCGGTTATTGCTTACTGTCACAAATTCGCACTTTGCCAAACTTCGAGCAATAAAATCAATTGCGGTAAATAGAGCAAGCTCAGTCAGGTGAAACCTCTGTTCATCGACTGTCGAGCCGTCCTCATTAAATTCCGCTGCAACAGCATCTTTTTTAAAGAGATTTTTCACCCAGTTTATTACTTTCATTTTTTCACCTGCCTTTTAAAATACAATTGCTAAAATACAATTGCATTAAAACAATTCTTGAGTTCGTCAACCGTCATCGGCTGATTTTGTTTTAGTAAATCAAATTGTGTATATGCGGCAACAAATGCCATAAATCCGTCTGTTTTTCGTGATTTTGGCTCAATCTTTCCGTATATGATATTGCCGTTTTTATCTTCAACAGCAGAAGTATTGTTTGTGTACCAGCGCATTAATGCCGAATCGCCCCAAACAATACGATGATTAGCGAAATCCGAAGCAATCAGAGGAGCAACAAGCATTTTATCAGACGGCCTTACAAGTTTTAGATTGTTTCGTCCTTTGCGGTCGCATTCAAAACCCAACTGCATTAACGGCTCCTTGAGCAAAGTATAACGGTAACTGTCCAATGCTCCACCGACGATGTTGTAATGCTTTTTTTGCTCTCTCAACCAGTCGGCGACGATTTCAGGCGGGATTTCCGCCCCGTCAACCCTTTGTAAATCAGGCTGTTGAGCATAAGGAAATTTAATTCGTCCAAGGTCTGCCGATTGCGAACAATACCATGAAAACGGTTTCCATACGATTGAGCCGTCAATCAAAAACATTAAACCGATACCCAAAAAGTCAGTAGTTTTGGTGTAGTCAATGCCAAAAACACACGGCTTGCCCTCAAGGTTGGGAAGAGGTCTGTTTGTTGCTTTGATATTTTCCCATGAGGTAACAGGATGGGCTTCTGTGCCTTTTGGGATATTCATACGCTTAGTCATAAAAGATGAATTGTTTACATTATCACGCTTCCAATCCTCGAATTCCTTTTGAATTTCTCTCAATAGGTTTGGAAAATATTGCAACGACGGATTTGCTTTGTACCAATTTTCTTGCTCATATACCTCTTTTTCATTGTCTAACCTGCATATGAAATAAAGAGTGCCGTTGTCAGGTGCATCACCATTCAACACTTCAAGACCGGCGGCAAGCTCGTTGTCAAGTGGTCCGTCCCGAACCTCTCCCATGGTTGTAATTGTTGTTCGACGTGGCATAGCTTTTTTACCTAAGCCTGTTGTGAAAACATCAATAAGCTTATAATTTTCGTATGCATGCTTTTCATCAAAGTCGACTTTACCGGGTCTGCCTCCGTCTTTCGTTTTGCTGTTTGAAGTTCTGTATCTGATTGTTGAATTAGTCTTTATGTTTGTAATCTCTGTTTTGTTCCACTTAAAATGCCGCTGCATTTTTGTAGAATTGTTTTCCAAAATTTCGTAGATGTCATTAAAGGTTGTGCTTGCTTGCTCTTCTGATGTTGCACAAATGTCAATATCGTAATTGCGTATGCCGTTGACAGGCGTGAGCAGAGCAAAATCTTCAAATGCAAGATAGCCATTTTTTCCTGCGCCTCGCCCGACCACACAAACTAAATCGGAAAATCTTAATACACCCGGTGCGGAATATGTGCAATTATGCAGAATAAAACAAAACTTTTCCCATGCAAATAATTCGTATGGAAAATATTTCTGTAGAGCAAAATACTTTTCAACCTGCTCATTGTCAACATAGACTTGCTCATTTTCGAATACTTTTTCTATGAAATTTACAAGCTGTATTTGCTCTTTGCATACACGATATTGACCACTTTTTACTTGCTTTGTGTAATCGTCAAGGTATTTACAGTTCGTCATCAGATTCACTCTCAACTTTGTCAATCGACAACCCCATTTGTGAGAGAATCGCTAAGCGCTGTTTGTTGTACATCACGGCATTTTTTACTGAGGGATTGTCTTTCATATACTCTTTGCCTGTAGCGCTGGTGGCTTTGTATGTCAAGCCATTTTTGCGGATGTCAGCCTGCATTTTACGCTCGAGTTTAGTACAGAAGATGTAACTGTCGATTAAATCTCTATAGACTTCAATGTTTGCCCCTTTCAAGGTCAGTTGTTCAATCAAGCTGTCCTTGATTTCTGCAATTTTAATCTGTGCCATTTTATACTACTCCTCTCTCAAAAATTTCTCGTGTGCGTGCGCGAGACCAAACTGTCGTGCCTTTACACCGTTATCCGTAAGCCTCGAAATTTTTCGATTTTTTACCCGGGGGTATGTCTTTTTTTGACTACCACCGTTCAGCAAACTCATCTTTTAATTTTTTTGATTCGTACTTGTGATGTTCTTTGTAATGACAGTCCTTGCAAAGACACTCAAGGTTGTTGATGTCAAGAGCAAGGTCAGGTCTTGCTTTTAGATACAGTTTGTGATGTACGGCTTCGCAAGGGCTGTACTTACCCACAGCACGACAGCGTTCACACTCGTAATGTTCTTTCGCTTTTTTTGCATCTCGAACTCTTTGCCAATCAGCTGTCAAATAAAACCTATATGCCTTACCCTCACGGATTTGGCTGACAATCCAGTCCGTTGTTACTTTTCGTTTAATCATAATTTTGCTTTGTAAAATAATAAATAGAGCTATAATGCAATAGTCCTCTTGCATCATAACTCTATTTTAAACTATTTTGTGTCCCAAGTAAGGGACTGTTTTTTAATCTACTAATCCAAGCAACCAATCAGCCGATGTTGATAATGCCAGAGCTATTCGCTTAACATTGTATGCCGACGGTTGACTTATCCCTGATATGTAATTGTAGATGTTTGACCGGCTCACTCCGGACTTCCGCGCAAGGTCCGAAGGATAAATATTCCGTTCGGTCATTACTTGCTCGAGCCGTCGAGCAAAAGTTAAGTCGAAAGTTCTCATCTTATCGTCCTATCATGGCTTTATACTTGTCAATGTGCTTTTGATAATTTCCGTTCGCCTTTGCTGTTTGAATTACCTGCCGGACTTGAGAAGGATTGCGTTCATAATCTTTTGCAATCTGTTTAACAGATTCACCGAGAAAATTATATTTACAAAATAGAAATTCAGAAATATCGGTCAACGGTCTGAACGGTATTTTAGATTTTTTAGATGACGCTTTTTTTCTTTCCCTCTCTTTGGCTTTTTCACTAAGGATTTCTTTCCGGCAAATCGGACAGTATTTTGTTTTAAGGCAAAGTGTAATAACTTCGACTCCGCATTTTTGGCAAGTAATTGTTATCGGTTTAGCTGTCAATCTACTTCACGCTCCTCATCAAGCATACCAAGTTCCTGCGCCAACGCAACAACAGCGGTTACAATCAAACGCAAATCCTTACCTTTGATGTTACACATATTAAAGCAAACATCGCCCTCATCGTTATCAAGTTTACCAAAATCAATAACAAGTCCCTTTGTAATCGTCTTGCTTTCATTGTTATCGTAATTAACGGTAATGTTTTTAATATCTTTCATTCTTCTGCCTCACTTTCAAGCCAATGTTTTGTGCACTTTAAGCAGTTCTTATCACTTTCTCCGTTACACTTGCTTAACTTATTAAAGCTAAAATCATATTCAGCTGGGCACATAAGAGTTAATGCCATTTCGTCAATTGACATCTGTTTGATTTTTTCAAAGTTTGTCATTGTGTTTACACCTCACTTTAACAATTCGTCTGTTGTAATGTTAAATAAATCTGATATAGCTATTATGGTTTCGATATTAGGCTCATTCTTTCCAATTTCATAGTAAGATATACTTGTTCTGCTCAAATAGAGCTTTTCACCCAGTTCATCCTGCGTTAATCCATTTTCAAGCCTTAATGCTTTTAGCTTTTGGGGAAATGCCATTACTCTTCACCGTCCATTTCGTCAGACCAATCTAATTTCTGACCGCAATGATAGCAGTAATTCATTATGTTGCCTGTGAATTTTCTTCCGCAGTTAGGACACTCATATGTCTGTACATAGCGGATTACCTGTTTATCAGATTTAACAGGCTTTTTTGGCTGATTCAACGCTATGATCTTCTCAAAATCGTTGTAGTCTTTTTCAGTTTCGCATCTGATTTCAACAACTTTAAATGGCTGTTTGACAGGTTCAAATTCCATTGTTTCTTTATTAAGTGTAAATTCCATTATTTTCTTCGTCTCCTTCAAAATTAACAACTTTTCCGTTGTCTGTGTAGTCCCGCTTTTCAAATTCAAGTTTCAGCTTGTCAATGACAACCCTGTCAATATGCTCCCAAAAGACCTCGTCAGTGTCGGAGTGTTCAATTATTTCGGTCATTGACTTCAACGCCTTTGCACATCTGTCACGGCCAAAGCCGAAATCTTTATGCAAGGCAAATACAATAGTCTTAAAAATTCGCCTTGTCAGGTCATTGATTTCTTTGTCCTTGACTTTCTGATATTCTCTGTCGGCAAGGCGGTTAATCTCCGCCATAGCCTCTCTTTTCAGCTTAACGGGTATTCTCGCTTTCAATGTCGGTTCTCCTTTCGTCAATTTTATCAAGTGCAGTTACAATCAGCGAGCTTTTGGCTTTGGTGTCCATAAGCTCTGCTTGATAATAAAACTGACCTGTTGTATTCCGTCTGATGATACAGCCTTTCATGATGTATTCTATGCCATTGTACAGCACAGTTCTTTCAAGGTTGCGTTTAACTTCCGAAATGTTCACAGCATTTCCACCTTAATGTAAATTCCCGATGTCTCTGCCCAGAACTTTTCGCATATCTCGCTTGCGACAAGTGCGTCATCAGACCAAAAGCCGAGAGCGGTCATACAGTCTTTTAGCATTTTTTGCAGATTGTCCGTGTCAGGTTTTGTTATACGATATTCGCCGTCCTGATGTTTACCACGAGGAAAGCACCACTTTGTTATCAACCTGACAGCCGACTCGTACGGTTCTGACGGTTTAAACTTTGCCAAATGTGATGTGAGCTTTTCTCTTGCCTGTTTAACCTCGGGCGGATTATAAAAAACAGGTTTACCGTTTTTTACCATAACTTTATGTTCCTGTGCAGTTACGGTCGGCGGTATCATCGCCATAAAAAATTCCATTTTCAGCATTTCACTCCTTTAAAGCGTTAAAGCTACTTTTAATTTTTGAATTTTGCTTTTAGTCACAGGTCAGGGGAAGGAGTTGTTGTGCGTAAGCTTCGCACAACTACTTCACCCCTGTGACCTTAGGGAACGGAAACCGTTTATATATACGTAGTATATATACTTTTTCTTTCCCTCGGAAAATCTCGAGAAAAAAGTCATTTTCCGTCATTTTCGGAAAGGGAATTTCTCGGGAAATTTTCCCTATTTTCCCTCACGGAAAGGGAAATTCTCGATAAAATTTTCCTTCCAAATTTGACGGAAAAGGAAAATTTATTCGACTTTTTCCTTTTCCCTCAATCCCGTTTTACCGCCGTCAATCCAAAATCCGCCGTGCTCTTTTAATCGATTTCGGACTGTTTTTTCGGTAACTCCAAGATATGTAGCAATGTCATTTATATCTGCCTGACCGTTATTTTCTTCTGCAGTAAACGCTGTCATAATAGATTCTGAGCGTTCTTTTTTGCGTTCCGATTCACTCTTTTTCTTACCGAAATTCTTCTTATAAGGCGGGTTAAAATCGCCCTCAAAATTACAGTCCTTCAACACACCTGTTGTATCTGATTTGTGTATCGGATAATCAAACCAAAGGTTAAGTGCATCAAATGCCGGAAACTCTCGCAGAGTACCCTCTATTCTCCACGCTGACATCCCCTTTACGGTTTTTTCAGCACGGGCGACATCTGACATCATCAGCTTAAAAGACTGTTTGGGGAGTGTTTTGCGTGCAATGTCAATCATATTATTTGCCGTTACCAAATCATCCTGCGAACACACTTCACTGATTTTGTTGAAGCGACCTATCCAGTCTTTGCAGATTTTACAGGTTCTTTCATCCTTTTGCTGTTTCATCAAATCATCGCTGATTTCAAGCCTTGTAAGGTCAAGGAGTGCATCGGGGTCACGAGCGAAAACACCCGAGCCCGAAACTCTGTCCATTGACTTTTTACCGCCCTGAGCACCTTTTGAATGGTGGTGACAGTAGATTACCGCACAACCGATTTCGGTACACACCTTATCAAACTGGTTGCAGAAGTGTGCCATTTGGTCAGCACTGTTCTCATCACCTGTGATAACCTTGTATATCGGGTCAATCACAACAGCTATAAAATTGCCTTTCAACGCTCTGCGAATGAGCATGGGGGCTAACTTGTCCATAGGCACGGATTTACCTCTTAAATTCCATATATCAATCTTGTTTATGTTCTTAGGTCCAAGTCCCAATGCCTCATAAACATCTTTAAAACGGTGAAAGCAGGACGCACGGTCAAGTTCGAGGTTCACATACAATACATTGCCCTGTGCGCACTTAAAGCCAAACCATTCTGTCCCCTCTGCTATTGCTATGCACAATTCAATCAGTCCGAACGATTTGCCGGCTTTAGAGGGTCCGCCGAGGAGCATTTTATGTCCCTGTCGCAATACTCCCTCAATCAGAGGCGGAGCAAGTTCAGGAGGATTTTCAAAAAAATCTGCGAGGTTGTCAAGATCGGGCAAGTCATCGTTGATACTCTCCACCCAGTCTTTCCATTCGGCAAAGTCTGATTTACCGATGTTAGTGTCAATAATAAACTGCTTTTTGCCGTTGCGGATAACACCGGGCATACGGCTCAGCCTTGACGGATTGCGGTTTTGCTTGTCAATTTCAAAGCCGTTTTTATTGCATACGTTGTAGATGTAATCAACTCTTTTGCGGTATTCGTCATAGTTTGCGGCATCAATCTTAACAATAGCGTGGACTGATTTTCCGCCCGAATAAACAAGCACCGCAACAGGCAGCTCAAGCTCTCTGATGATTGCATTTTGTTCTTCAAGAGCCATACAGTCAGATTCCACGAGAGCATAACGATAATCGGTTACATTCTCATTTTTTACACCCTTGCCGTCCAATGGGTTGAACCTTATCCACGCTCCTGCTTCAGGCTTGTAATCACCGAATACATTTGAAATATCGCCATCACAATTGTTGAGGGCGGCAATAAGCTCACCTGCCGTACGGTCACAACTGCCCTTTGTGGGCAGATATTTAACCTTGCCGTTATCGTTCTTCTCCCAAGTTTCGGTTACATAGCCAACATTTTCGGAGCTGTCAAAGAGGGTTTCAAGGTAGGTTACAATTTCATTCACAGGATTCCAGTTTGCAGGTTCGTGAAACTTTACACCCTCGCAGGCTGTTACTCCGATATCGCCCTGTTCAAAAGCAATTTCATCATTCCAGCCGAGTTCTTTCGATTCACGAAAAGTCATACCTCTGTCTTTTGCCATTTGAACTATCGTGCCTGCTGTGACAGGTGAGGCAGAGCCGTTAAAGCTCTGCCATTTCTTTTCACACTCACCGTTGTGATATCGGCTGTCTGCTCTGCTCCAATCGTCCCAGTCCTTTACGCTGTATCCCTCTTGTTTGAGTGCCATTCCGACATTTACCCATTCTTGGTAGTCAAGCTCTGACGGGCTGATATATTCAAGTGCATTAAGTAAGTCCAACCGTATTCACCTCGCTTTGCGGTACATATGTTTTCGGGTTAATGTTTTTCGGAGTTCTCCAACCGTTTGCGGCAATCCTTGAAATCAAAGCTGACGCTTCGTCAAACTGCCATTTTCCCACGTGCTGAAAGCCTCTGCTTTCGAGCATACGGATTTGTTTAGGTGTGGTTAATCCCTCAATTCTTCGCTTTTCGAGCCTGTCAAGAATAAGTTTTGCTTTGCCGGCACTCTGAATTTCATCGGGGAATATTCCGAGCTTTTCAAGTTTTGCTTTCTGTTTGTCTGTAGGCGGAGAACATTCCCAGCCGAATGCAGGGACATATCCTGCAAGATCCTGCGCCTGAATTGACATTTCGTACTGCAACGGATCTACAAGTTTGCGTTTGCGTGTTCGCATTTCCGCAAGCTGATTTGCAAGCGCCTCTTCACGCTGAGCAACAACATCTTCGCTTGCCTTTTCCTCTGCTTCTTCAATATCAATCGGACAGCCTGCCTGTTCTGATAAGTTTTCGGTCATTTTTTGTGCGACTTCATCGTTGTCGCAAATGAGATGTGCAGGTCTGCAAAGTTCGTGCCGTTCTGTATGCCATAAAAAGTCGAGCAACAAAAGCTCCGTCTTGTTTGGAGCAAGTCTTGTACCTCTGCCGACCATTTGGCAGTAAAGCCCCCGAACCTTTGTAGGTCTTAAAACGACAACGCAGTCAACACTTGGGCAGTCCCAACCCTCGGTTAAAAGCATTGAGTTGCATAGCACATTGTATTTATCGTTTTCAAAATCCTGCAATACTTCCGCTCTGTCTTCGCTGTTACCGTTGACTTCTGCCGCCTTAAAACCTTTCTCATTCAAAATGTCACGAAATTTTTGTGATGTTTTTACAAGAGGTAAAAACACAACAGTTTTACGGTCTTTACAGTATTTTTTCATTTCCTCGGCAATCTGATAAAGATACGGATCAAGTGCCGTGTCAATGTCGCTTGCTTTAAAATCTCCTGCCTGTGTGGCAACTCCCGAAAGGTCAAGTTTAAGAGGGATTGTCACAGCTTTAATTGGTGTCAAGTATCCCTCTTTAATCGCTTTAGGTAATGTATACTCATATGCAAGACTATCAAATACCGTTCCTAAATTTTTCATATCTCCTCGGTCGGGTGTTGCGGTAACACCCAACACTTTCGCATTGTCAAAATGCTCAAGCACACGCTGATAACTGTCACTGATTGAGTGATGTGCTTCATCAATAATGATTGTGTCGAAATAATCGCTGTCAAAGTTTGACAGCCTTTTCTCACGCATAAGCGTCTGTACAGAGCCTACAACAACCCTGTTCCACGAACCTATGCAACTTTGCTCGGCTTTTTCAACCGACGAATTAAGTCCTGTTGCTTTTTGGATTTTGTCTGCCGCTTGGTCGAGCAATTCTCCACGGTGGGCAAGTATCAGCACCCTGTCACCTCGACGGACACATTCTTCGGTGATTTTTGCAAAAACTATCGTCTTGCCACAGCCTGTAGGCAAGACAAGTAATGTTTTTAAATTGCCGCTTTCCCACTCGGAGAAAACGGCATTCTTTGCTTCATTCTGATACGGTCGAAGTTGCATTAAAAGCTACCCGGTGTCCAGTTATTCGGCATCGCAGTATTTGGCGTTGCAGGCTGTGTGTTATACTGTGGCGGATATGTAGGCTGTACATACTGCTGAGGTGCAGACTGTGCTACGGCAGGCGATATCGTTGTCACCTGCTCATCGTAGGCATAGAAATACTTAATGTCATTTGTTACGCCCTCTGTGCCGTCATTCTTCACATATTTGCGGATGATAACCTGACATTTACCTTTTTTACCGATAATGCCTGTCCAATCCATACGGAGCGGTTCGCCGTGTTTTTTCATTGACACGGACAAAAAGAGCTGCGACAGCTTCCATTCAAGCGAGGAGTGCAGTACGAAATTAACTGTAATTTCTCGCTTGTCATCTGCTCCCCACACATCAAAAGTCACCTTTGCCATATTACAGGCTGGGAGCTTTCCCTTGCCCTGCGAGCGTGCACGCTCAACTTTTGCTACCGTAAAATCATAATCACCCTCGGGGAGCGGTTCATAATTTCCGCCCTCTTCGGTTATTTCGTCGTTCCATCCAAATTCTCTGTCCATTTATACATCTTCCTTTCTTATTCAAATGGTAAGTCACGGTTGCTCTGAACTACTTCAAGCACTTTATTCCAGCCCGGAATAATGCAACCGTTAATAAATCGTGGGTCGTAGTTTGTAATCGGTGTATCGTAAGGGTAGTGCCCCTGTGTAAACACCGCCTGTCTGATTTCGCTTTCATCAACACCGTTAGCTCTCATAAGGTCGGCAAGAGCTTTTGGTATGCCCTCAGGAATATTGACAGACTTGTCATTCTGTGGCATAGGTGAAGGTGGTACAGGCTCGGGAGCTTTTTCGATCTGCGTAGGTTGTGGTACAAGCTGTGTCGCAGGCTCTGCCTTAGGCGGCTGAGGTATCGGATTCTGCGTAACAGGAGCGTCATTTACAGGTGCAACATCATTAAAAATATGGGCAATGCCTGCATAGCTAAAGTCCATTTCTTCGGGCAGTCCGTGACGGTTCTTTGCGTCCCAACACGGATGATGAAGCGTGTACATCACTCTTCCTCCGCCCTGTGCCTTGTACTTTTTGCCGTCTTTGTCGGTTGCAACTGCTACTGTTTTATAGTTTGCGAAAAGCACCATATCCGCCCATTCTTTTACAAGCGGAGAAATCTGTGAAGCGGTCTTTTTGCCGAGTTTAAGCTCCCAGCGGTCATATTCACCGATTTCATCAGGCTGTGAAAACTTGCGGAGCTGTGCGTGTGCGGTAAGCACAACATTGATACCCTTGTCAATCAAATCTTCAAGGCTGTTCAAAAATCTGCCGAACTCCTCTTTTTCGTAAACATATCCGTTGCCGTAGCCGAAATCTTCAATACCTTTCTTTCCGTACTGAGCACATACATCATCAATGCAAAGCTGTTCCGCCCAGTCAATCGTATCAATAACAACCGTCTTGCATACAGTCGGATTGCTTTTGATATATTCAAGCTGACTTTTGAGCATAGTCCACGATGTCGGCTTATCCATTCTCGCAACATCAAGGTTTTTTGTGCTGCCCTCCGTGTCGATAAACAGAGGACTTGGAAACTGCGAAGCAAAAGTTGATTTGCCGATACCCTCAGGACCGTAAATTACAACTTTTTGCGCTGACTTAATTTTACCTCTTGTGATGTTCATTTATCTCACCCCCTGTACATCCGAAAAATTGATTTTATTACCGTCAACATCAATGACAACATAGTCGATTGCGTAGTTGAGCAGTTCGTTTGTCAAATCCTGTATTGACTTGCCTGTCATACCTGCAATCAAAACAATTCTCGAATAGTTTTCAGGCATAATCTTAACCTTGGTATAACCGCAGGCAAGCTCTCTGTGCGGATTGCATTTGATTACACATTCATTTGTATTTGTTTTTGCTGTTGTTTTAGCTGTAGCCATAATTAAAACTCTCCTTCTGTCCAAGTCGGTGTTGTAACAGGTGCGGTTGTTTCGGACTTAATATAACCGTCCTCAATGATGATTGAACATTCATCACCGTTTGAAACTCTTGTTGCAATAGCCTGCAATCCCTCTGATTCAAGCCATTTTGCGAAATCTTTGAGTGTGTCGGTATCCATTTGTTCGAGCTTGTCAAGCAGGACAAATCCGCATTCAGGATTGAGCTTGCGAACAATTGCCGTAGCGACACGAAGCTGTTCCGAACCGCTCATGTTGTCCCACTTAAAACCGTTATATGTAAGCTCGCCCTTTTCAACAGATAAGCCGTCAAGGGGCAAATTTGCGTTGTTGAGCAAGTCATATTTTGTTTTGCGGATTTCTTCAAGCTGTGCCGTCATATCGGCGTACTTGCCGTAATATTCCTTTGCGTCCTCATCAGCTTTCGCTTTATCGAGGTTTGCTCTGACTTTGCGGTTAATTTCGTCAATCTCGGTAATGTTTCTTTCAAGCTCTGCCGTGCTTTCATCGTGCAGTTCGGCAACGGTCTTTCTGCTCTGTTCAAGCTGTGCAAGCACTTTTGTAAGTTCGGAATTGTATTTTCTCAAATCCTCGTTAAGCCTGTTGATTTCGCTCTGTAAATTGTTGGCACGGCTTTCAAGGTTATCTTTTTCTGCTCTCAGACGGTTGTTTTCGCCGTTGCGTGCAAGGATTTCCTGCTGTTTGTTGATAAGTTCCGAGGCTGACACAGGTTCATTCGGCACGCCTTCGTATTCGGGCATTTCGGCGGCAAACTTTTTCTTTTGGTCTGCAATCTGACCGATAGCACGGCGCTCGTTATACACCTGTGTTTCCTGCGTTTCAAGCTCGTAAACCCTGTTGCCCACACCGATGATCTGCAGAAGCGTGTCAGCCTTTTCCTTGCCGGTTGCATTCATAAACTTTGGCAGGTCAAGAGCAAAGTTGCTGACAAATGCGTCAAGCAAAGCCTGTCCGCCTTTGTTGCCTGCGGTATCAATTACTTTAAGACTGCTGTTTTTCCCGCTACGCTCCACAACTATACCGTTTGAGAGCTTGATTTTGAGATGTGGCGGAATTGTTGAACCCTCACGGGACGGAGCAGACGGAGCGAAACGATTACCGCCGAGAGCCCACGCAATTGCGTCAAGAACAGATGTCTTGCCCTGTCCGTTTTTACCGCCCAACACGGTAAGTCCGTTTTCGGTCGGTTCATAAGCAACCGCCTTTACTCTTTTTACATTTTCGATTTCAAAAGCTGATATTTTTACTGACATATTAAAGTCCTCCTTGACAATTCGCTTAAAATTGTCTATTATTTAATTAAGGTATTTTTCTTTGTCCGTTGAGGCTTTGTAGAGCTTCAGCGGATTTTTCTTTTTTTAACCCATAAGCGTATTCGCAAATCAGTGGGTTATATTTGCCCTTGTGATACGATTTAAAACACGCAGATCTTGAACTAATAGCATAAGTCCAATTAAGTTCCGAACAATCGCAATGCGGCAGATACCCACACATCGCCATTGCCTGTTTAAACTGGTTGTTCGTCAGATAAATGCCTGTCATACGCTCAAAGCAATGTTTAAGGGCATAACTACTTGTACGCTTATTTACAGTTTTTGTAGGGGTAATACACCACTCAATCCATATTTTAGTTATAACCTGGACAGCTTCGGGTTCATCAGTCAGCAGTTCATTATCAACAAAACCACTTGGGTGAACTGTATGAGTAATCCAACCTTTTTCATCGTCAAACACCAAAAATGGATCTTCTCTGTAGTTCATTTCTTCACCCCCACACATTAAAACCGAAGGATTCGGATTCAGGCGTTTCAAGTGCTTTGAGCTTGCGTTTTAGCTCTCGGTTTTCATGCCTGTAACCGCTTGACGCTGTTTTTTCGAGTGCAAGGTCCGTTCTTGCGTTTCTTAGCTCAATGCTGAGATGTCTGTTCTCTGCTCTTAGGTTTTCAATATCTTTGAGCAGTTTCCTTTTTGTCGGGTAGTTTCTTAAATGACACATTTGTTACACTCCTTTCGCAATAATAACATTACATTTTGTTGCGTAGTCTATGAGCCTTTCAAGCGGTATGTTGTACGACCATTTACCGCCTTTAAACAAGCAAGCCGTGCCTATCGGCAGTCTCTGCTCACGCAGTCCGTTATAGACGAACTCGGGAGTAATGTCGAGATATTGCGCTGCAATCTTGGGCGGTACATTCTTGTAGGGCTCGCCTGTCTTAGGATTGATAAGGATTTCGTCAATCATCTTTTTTACCTCCTCTTTATGCAGATTTCTGCTGGCTGTCTGCAAGAGCCTGAGTATATCCGCTGATGTAAGCCTGCTGAGATTCCGACAACTGTTTGAGCAATTTAATAAGTTGTTCTGCTGATGTTTTTGTTTCAATAAACGATTTCAATATGTTCACCTCCTTGTTGTTCTGTGACAACATTATAACACTTATTTTGTTGTTAGTCAACACCTTTTTGCAATGTTTTTTTAAGTTTTTTTATCAAAATGTTGTTGACAAACAACACCACATTTGATATAATAACAATATCAAAGAGAGGTGGTGATTAACAAATGACCGCAGGAGATCGTTTAAAAATGGTTAGAAATGAACTCGGACTTTCACAACCTAAATTCGGTGAAAAAATGGGTGTAAGTAAATCCGTTGTGGTTAATTTAGAGTTAAACAGAGTTGAGTTAAAAGATATGATGCTTAATCTTGTTTGTAAAACATATAGCGTCAACCCTTTATGGCTTGAGAGAGGCGAGGGTGAAATGTTTCTTGACACTCCGCAAAGTTTAATCGATGATTTAGCGAGCGAATTTAATTTAACCGACATCGAAAAAAAAATAGTTTCAAATTTTGTAAATCTTTCAGAATCAGAACGAGAACAAATTATAACTTTAATTCAAAAATTGATTACATAAAAAAGGACGGCTTAACCGCCGTCCGAAACTATCGTTTTACTTTTTCAAATAAACAAAACATATGTATTCAAAAATCTTTTTAAGCTTCTTTTCGCTTTTGATTTTTGATAGCATTTCATCAATCATTTTTCGGTAATCGTACATATTGTCAACTTCTTTCAAAAAGATTTCTTTACTTATAATTATAGAACCTCTGTTCGACAATTTCAAGTGGTAAATGCTGGCAATATATTACAAAGTCCCATAGAACGGACTTTGCAACCAAAAATAAAAAAAAAGACCGCTCACAGCTGGCACTATGAGCGGTCAAAAATAGGGATGAAAAGGCGCTAACCTCTTCAATATTATTTTAATATACGATATATATTTTGTCAATATATATATATCAAAAAGAGGAGGATTTATAAATGAATAAAAAAGCTGTTGGAGTTATTTCATTTATCATAGCTATACTCGGTGCTTCTTTTGGAGTGAAATCATTGTTGTCGCTTGATATAGCAGGAGTTTTAATCGGTGTCGTTATATTTTTGGTCTGTATCGTGATTTTTGCTTTCGCTTCAGCTATGTCGCAAACAAGTGTTACCAACGAGGCGACAAACCAAAACGATAACAATTTAACAGTTGATACACCACCTAAAAAATATTCGAGTACGAAAAATTTACCGCTTGATAAATCTGAAACAGGTTTAACTAACGCAAGAACTTTTAAACTTGCTGGGGTGACGTTCGAGGATCGCCCACATAATTTACAGGTAATTAAACAATGCCAAAATCGTGGCGAGCAGATTAAAATTGCATTAAACAAATACATATATGACGGGAAATATGCCATAGCTGTAACTGCAAACGGCTTAGAACTCGGAAATATAAAATCTGAAAACCTTGATTTTGTACTTGATAATCTTTATCGTATTTGCGGATACGAAAAACTATATATCAATAATTTTACCAATGAAAACGGAATTATAGTTTGGTATGGAGAAATCAAACTTGTTTTGGTAAATAAAAAGGAGGCTAAAGAGTATGAAATGTAAGAAAATATTTTCGATTATTTTACTTGCAATGTTTATCTTTGTTATTGCAGGTTGTGGAGAAAATAATATTCCCGACGGAATTAGCGAACAAGCGTACACCGCAGGCACTAAAGCACTTGAAATTACTGACAGCTATTTAAACTATGAAATAACAAAAGATGATGCACAAAAGCAACTTGAAGAAATTTCTGACAGACTTATTGAAGAAGTGAAAACAAGTAGTTTTGAAAAAGACAGCAATGTTGAGACTTGTGTAACTACCATATCGTTAAAAATGTTTAATGATAAATCTGATGGTGACATTAGAGAAAGTCGAGATGCTTTAGCTGACAGGCTTGGCAAAACCGAAAATTAAACAATAAAAAAGCCGCTCTGTCCTGTTGGCGCAGGATAGAGCGGAAACCACTACACAAGGGTGCAATGGTACTAATCAAGCAATAATATTGTACCACACCCCTGCGAAAATTACAACATTTTGCAGGGGATTTTTGCGCCCTTTTTAAAGGAGCGAAATAATGAAAAAATGTATAAACCGACGGTGTAACCGAGAATTACAGGACGATTTTGTGTTTTGTCCGTATTGTGGCAAAAATCAAACCGATAAACCTAAACGGCAACAAAAGAGAGCAAACGGCACGGGTTCTATTTATTACCGAAAAGATAGCAAGACGAAGCCGTGGTATGTCGCTTCAACAATAACAGGTAAGCGTGTGTATGTTGGAGGATTCGCAACACGCACAGAGGCGGTCAAAGCCCTAACAGACTACGAATCAGCCCCCACAAGCAACATTAACATTACATTTGCACAACTGCACGAGCGTTGGCTAAAAACTAAGGCGTACCAAAAATTGAGCGACGATGCCAAGAGCTCTTACAATGCCGCTTGGGTTAAACTACGATCGTTATACAACCGTAAGTTTAGAGATTTAAAAACATTTGATTTTCAGACGGTTGTCGATTATTACGAAAATCCACATCATGAGGAAGGCGCCGGAGGCAAGCTAAAATATCTTCTGCCAAGCGGAAAAGGTACATACCAAATAACCGACACACCAAAAATGTGTGACGGCCTGAAATTTTCGGCACTGCATAAAATTAAAGTGTTCGCCACTAAGATATACAAGTACGCCATGGAACAAGACATAGTAGCCAAGAATTATGCCGAGTTTATAGAGCTCCCCGAACCCGAAGAAGTCAATGCTACAAGATTCACGGAAGTACAATTAGAGTTAATCCGGCAAAACATAGGGCGAGTACCGTATGCTGATTACGCATACATTATGTGTTATCTCAATTTTAGAGTATCGGAGTTTTTGTCACTCACAACAGAACAGTTTCACATAAGTGAGCAAGGCATTCCTTATTTTGTCGCCGGCATTAAATCAGAGGCAGGCAAAAACAGACTAATCCCTATACATCCAAAAATACAAAAAATGGTGACCGACTGCATAAATCATCACGGTGAAACTATCTTCTGCCGACTTGGCGAGGATTTCGGCAAGCCGATGAACAAAGATTATTTTTTAAAATCCTGTTTTCGCCCTGCAATGCAGGCTATGGGTTTAGGAAATGAGTTTACTCCGCATTCTTGCCGTCGAACCTTTTCAACAAGGATGTCTGCCGCAGGTGCGAGGGAAGAGGACATCATCGCACTCATGGGACACGCAGAATACAAAACCGACATCAACCATTACATTATTCAAGAGCTTGACACACTTTATGACGCTGTAAAAAAGCTCGCATAAAACAACAAAAACCCCCGAAATCAATCGGGGACTATTTTTTTGAACCGTCAATGCCTTGTTGTGCCCTGAAATTCGTAGCAACATTGTAGCTACCCACAATATCTTGCACATTCCTCAGCGTTCCGAACAAAGACGAAAATATAACAAAAAAGCCAGTAAACAAGCCGTTTTTGGCTTAAATACTGACTTTCTTCGTGGCTCCCCCAACTGGGCTCGAACCAGTGACATCATGATTAACAGTCATGCGCTCTACCGACTGAGCTATGGAGGAATATATGAACCCTGCATCAAAAAGATACAGGGTTA